TAATAAGCATCCGCTGATCCGCGATCCATTGGTGATCCGTGTTTGGGAAAGCTATTCATATTTGGTTCTCCTTATTGCCGATAAGAACACAATATTTTATTTTTGTGGATATGTCAACACCTTTTGTGAAATTATTTCACTTTTTTGTGCATCAATCCATATTCTGTATTACAAGCCGAATATGCGTTTCATTGTTTTTGTAATGAAATACCCTTCATGTTGCGGGTGTCGCGCCATAAATAAACGGGCGTACAGCGCAATAAAGTCATTGGAAACTTTATAAACTTCGTCATGCGTCATTGCAGTTTCCCATCTGACCCTGTTAGCGACCATCCAAGCGGAGCCGCGCTTAGGTCGACGCTGTATCATTTGTAAGCTGAACTGCTCAAAGAACTGAAAGGTCGCTGGATTGGTGCGCATGTGATATAAGAACTCAGTAGCAAGACATCCCTTTTCATTTGTCTTAACGCTATCAAGATAGTTAAAGAACTCATTCTCATTCATAGTCTGGTTTCCTTTTTTTGATTACATCCATATTGTGCATGTGCCGCGACCATAAAAGTATTCATCTGGCATATCTGCGACAGTGTAGACAACTCTGTATCTTTGACCGATGTTGTCTTTGATTTGATCTTCGCTGGTAAGCTGTTCTTCCTCTGGTCGATTGATTGTTACACCATCTCTCTTGATTGAGTTATTATGAGTAATTGTTATTTCGGACCCTTGCTCAAAATGCCAAATTGCCCACTCCTCATTGTAAGTCCAGAATACCCTTCTAGGCGTTGAAATCCTAAACTGTAGTTTAGCTGTCATCGTTACCCCCAAAGCATTGGTTCCACTCTTCTGGGATAATTCCCGACATCAAGAACTCGCGCTCATCATCGTTAAGCTGTGGCATTGCGTGCTGGATAAGTCTGCCGCTCTGCCAATCGTCAAGCTGCTCTTTGGTTATGGGCAGTTCCATTTCGTTAAGTTTTCCAGTTAACATACTGCGCTTTTGGATAAACATTCTGTGCCTCATTGTTTTGTCCCCCAAGCATCGTCCATAAGGATTTGTTTGACTTGTGCTTCGGTCAGATCAAAGTGCCTCGCAACCTGCTTTATGGTTACGTTCATATTGCTGTCAAAGAACCAGCAAATTTCTTTCCGCATCATAAGGTCAACTTCTGAAATCCAATCGCCCATTTTCAATACTCCCAAATTGGTGAGAACCCGATGTCATGATCAAGGTAAACAACTGCTGATCCCAAGAATTTCCAATCGCATGACTTTGCGATGTATTCGCCCCAAGTTTTAGCTTCGTCTAAAGTGCTGAAGATTTTTTCTGATGTAAGTCTGTTAGCAATCATGTCATTTTCTCCTTTTGCCTATTTAACGAATATCACAAGATTGTGGATAGGTCAACATCTTTTTTAAAATAATCATCGTTAATTTTACATAAAGTAACATCAGAAAAAATGGTAGCCCTTACGAGGGCTATCTACTATATCTAGTGCATGGCACTACAGATATGTGAATTTAAAGTATATGGCACACCAATAGGTAAAGGCAGACCGCGCTTTACTCGTAATGGTCATACTTACACGCCAACCAAAACCAAAGACTATGAAAAGCGGGTTGCTTCGGCTGCATGGGCAGAAATGAAACGACAGGGTATCCAGCCTACAGATAGGCGGGTCAATATGATAATTACAGCGTTCTTTGATATTCCTAAGTCATACTCAAAGGCTAAGACGATAGAATGCCAATGTGGAATAGTTATACCGCCACGCCCTGATATAGATAACATCGGTAAAATCATTGCGGATGCTTGCAACAAAATTGTTTATGTAGATGACGCTCAAATTTGGTTTTTGGCTATGTCAAAGCAATATTGTGATCAAGGACAGCAAGCTCATGTCCATGTTAAAGTTCAGTGGGATGATCCGAGTAAGAATAGTCGGGACCATATAGTTCTCGCCACAATTTAGGCTGTCTGTGTATAGCTACCTTTGAGCTATCCCAAAGACCTTGATGATGCCCTTCGCACAATGGAATAGCGTCTAAATCAGAACGCTTCCTTGTGCTATATCTATCGTGAATGGGATGGTGCGCTGTGGTCGCTGACATTTGAACCTCATTAAAAGTTTTACAAATAATGCAGCGTCTTGATCTTATTGATTGTAAAAAGCGTTCATTCTTCTGTTTTTTGGATTTGTCTTTCAGTCCTACGGGCGGCTTGTTCGCCAAGTTTGTCATGGAAATTAACCTCTCTTCGCAAAAGGTCCATCTGTTCTTTTATCTCCGAGTTCACCATAGTCCCCTGCGATGATTTCAGAAATTCGTCCTTGATTGACATTGTATTTCTCCGCTAATGCCCTTGTACTCATCCAAGGCTCTTGCAGATGCCATTGTAACACACTGTCTCTTATTTGTGGAGTTATGGGGTTCGCGGTCGCTGGTGCTTTTTGATTTTTGTGTTTTTTCCGCACCATATGACTAAGCGCGGATTGCACAGACGCCCTTATGAACATGGGGTCAGATGTGCCATCTTCCATTGCGTCCAGAAGTCGTTCTAATATTGCTCTAGCGCGTGGAATGTCGCTCATTGTAGAAACCTTTCTTTGATTAAGCCATTGTAATCGAAAACCATAAGGTCCTCTAACTCTGGGTGCATAATGATTATTATATTAGAGCCAAGTCCGTTACTTTCAGAGAAAATCGGGAAAGGACATAAGGTAATCGCTTCATTGTCAAACATATCAAAAAGTTTTGGCAATGCGGCGCACATTTGCTCAATCGAAACGCCTTCCCCTCTAAATACTTCATATAGCTCAGTTTTATCTGTCATTTAATAACTCCATTGGGTCAAAGCCTATTGCCTCTGACAGTTTCTGCATTACTGCCTCAAAGAATGTATTGAACTCTTGCTGGTCCATTTTGTCTAAAGCAATGCTGTCAGGGAAATAATAAACCCCGCCAAATTCGCTTGCTACAACCTGATAGTATCCACAGGCTATTTTAAGCTCTCTATGCAAATGCTCTGATGTAGGCCAGCGTCCAGTAGCCTTGACCACTTTCCCCAGAATTGACCAATACATTTTATGATGTTCGGGCGACCTGTCTCTTAAAGGCAATAAGGAGAATGCAGTGCCGCCCGAACACTGAGCCAACATTTCCGCATCATATGGAGTAGCTGGCTCAAGAACCCCGCTGGACATGCGTACTGTTATGCGGGGTTGTTCTTTCTTCATATCAGGACTTTTTCTTTTTAAAAAGGTATTGCGTCATCATAATCTGGGTCTGCTTTCTGTTGAGTTGGTGACATATTGACCTCATGCGATTTAGATCGTTGCCCCAGCGTTAAGCTGGACACTCTACATTGCAAATATTTATTGCCGTTATACTCTCGCCAACTTAAATCTCCGACAACGGTAAGTTGTTTGCCCTTCTCAATGTATGGAGCAACAGCTTCACCAGCTTTGCCCCAATAATTACAATCAAAGAAATAGGTTTCATTTGCTCTTTTGTCATTAACAGCCAGAGAAAATGAGCAAACCACATCACCATTCTGAGTTGTTCTTATCTCTGCATCTCTTACTGCATTTCCGACCAATGTTATCATTTTCATTTTATAATCTCCGCTTCACGGTTATTGTAAGCAAGCTCTAGTTCGCTTGCTCTGATGCTGTTAAAACCCTTTATATTAGAAATCAGGTTATGCACCTCAGGGCCAAACTGTATCATTTGATCCGCTGTCGCATCGGTTAAAAAGGTTTCCAGCTTTTCCGCTCTGTTTAACATTTCCTGTTGCTGTCTTGTAAGGCGCTTTTCTTTGACGTCTTGCTTAACCTGCATTCTCCCCATGCCAACCGCTGTGTTGCCATCATCATCTGCGACTGCAATACCCGTTAAAGATAGCAAACCATATCTACGTGCATAGGTAATCGCGCCACCTAAAGACTGCATGTCGCCTTTCTTGTATTCTAGGTACACTTTGCTGTGAAATCCCTCGCCTGTTTCATGGAGAATTTCCGTTCTTACATAAAAACCATGTTCATCTGCATTACAGCACTGTATAATAGCAAATCCATGTGCATGGAATACTGGAAAAACAGCGTCTTGAACTGATTGCAAGTCCGCATAGCTGTTTTTCAAAAATGGGTTTGTTGCGTTTTTTAAGGCGACCCCCATTTCACTTTGCGCTTTTGTAAACGCTTTGATTGCGTCAGTCATTATTTCATCCTTATTGATATAGTTTCGGGTCCAGCGACCAATTCGGCCCCATCAATCTGAACTCCAGCTTTCAGTTGATTTTTTATTGCTACTTTATCTGGTGTGATAGTCACCTTGCAGAGTTGACTTGGTATCTTCCTTTCGTCGTGTATTAGCAAAGCCTCTGCGCCTTTGCGTAATGATATGGTTGCGAGTGTATGTGGTATTTTGCTTTGTCCCGTCCAAAGCAGTAGACGCTTTAGTGATAGCTTGAGACTATCGCGGCGTCTCTGAATTGTATTCTTGCGATTGCTGTATTTTTCTATAATGGTTTGAACGGCCTCATATTGAGCATCGGTCTCTACGATTTGTTCAATAATGCTCCCTACAGCTTCCATAACATCTGTTTCCCCATCAAGTGTATCCCAGAATACTTCTAAGTCATCTTTAAACGGAGCAAGTTCCTCAGAAAGCATTGTAATAATTGCGCTGTCTAGTTTCATGGGGTTTTTCTCCCGTGCGCAATTTCAATGGCCTTGTTAATAATATCAGTCATTCCAACTGGTATTGATCGCTGCAAATACTTGAGGTGATCTATTTCACCAGCTTCATATTGATCGTCAACTTGTCGCTGATGATCAATGAAAAGTTTGATTAATTCATCCTTCAAGTCAGCTGTGCTGGGTCTTTTCACGTCATTCTCCTTAAATTGCCTGTTTACTTATCTATCGAAAATGATAAATAATGTAAAGAAAAAAATAGAAGGATTAACAATGGAAGAAAAAACTAGCGGTTACATATCTGTTGAAGAGGCACGAGAGCGCCTCAAAGATAGGCGACTTAAATATGTAGCGGAAAGCATAGGCGTTACATACATGAGCCTCAGTAGATTGATGAGAGGCGAAGGTAATCCCTCATTTAAGCTGTTGAGCGGCTTGACGGATTATTTTAATGAGAGGCCATAAAAAAAGACCCCCGCTCGGAGGGTCCAGATATGAGGCAGTTCGAACAGTAGTAAAACTTAAAGAGGATTAAGTTTCATGTCCCATTATATGACCGCTCTTGCCATGAAGCAAGTAGGATTAAAGCCAGCAACGAAAATAGTTCTTTATTGGCTTTCTGATCATCATAACAGCGAAACAGGAGAATGTTTCCCTAGCCATAAAAGATTAGCGGAGCTTTGCGAGATGACAGACCGCAGCGTTCGCAATCACCTTGAGGAGTTGCAAAATTTGGGCCTCATAAAGATCGTAGAGAGAAAGCGCGATAATGGCTCACAGACTAGCAATAGCTACCTACTGCAACTTATGGATACTTATGGCGACAACCACCCTAGGAAAAATATTCCTACCCCCTTGGAAAATATTTCCGACCAGCCAAGGAAAAATATTCCTACCCTTAACCTTGGAAATAATAATCATGTAATTGAACCTAATAGGGCAAAATCAAAAAGAGCTACTTCTTTGCCAGATCAATGGGTTCCAAACCAAAAGAATATTGCAGATGCAATATCAAGAGATTTTACAGAAGAGGAAATAACACATGAAGCGGAACAGTTCAGAAATTATCACCTTTCCAAAGGATCAACTTTCAAATCATGGGATGCAGCATGGCGCACATGGCTTGGCAACGCTAGAAAGTTTTCCAAAGCATATAACGCCAGAACAGGCGGCAATGCTCAAACAATGCTGTCAGCATTTGGTAAACTCGCAAATAGATTGCAAGGATGATTTACCATTCTTTGAAATGGCTTTAGGGAAATTAACAGAGCCAGTAACTTCCAAATGGCTGTTTGGGCGTGTCGCAACGCTGCAAGCCCATTACTATACGCAAGCGATGCCAGAAGAATTACTAGAGGCTTTAGGCATGGACTGGTATGAAGAGCTAAAAGACTTCCCTGCATGGGCTATCAGCAATGCTTGCAGATGGTGGATGAGCGCAGACAATGAAAAGCGAAGATACAAGCCAGTTTGCGGCGATATATCAGCAAGAGCAAAAACCGAATTGGGTATCGCCAGCATTATTAAATTACGCCTAAAACAACACGCTTGATAATATATCTAACATGATTTAGGAATAAATAAACATACGGAGGTAAAAAATGAGCCAGTGGGCGGCAAAAGAGATCGAACAGATTGCAGTTGAAGATTTAATTCCATACGACAGAAACCCTAAAATTCATCCAGATACTCAAGTCAAACAGCTTGCAAATAGTATCCGTGAATGGGGTTGGACTATGCCTATTCTAGTAGATGAAAACACACAGGTAATTGCGGGGCATGGGCGTCTATTCGCAGCCAAAGAGTTAGACATGAAAGAGGTTCCTTGTATTAGAGCTACTGGATGGACGGAACAGCAAAAGAAAGCCTATGTTATTGCAGATAATAAACTTGCAGAAAATGGCGAGTGGGACACTAATGAGTATTTTTCTCAGCTAAAGGAAATGAGTAATGACGGCTTTGATCTGGGACTTATGGGTGTTGATATTGATATGTCAGCTTTTAACTATAACCCAGTATATGAGCCAACATTTGATGCGTCAGAGATTGACGAAAGCAAGATGGTAAAGGCAGACCAATATATGCAGCGCGACCAAGAGAACAGATTGATGGGTCGGGAGGGGACAGAAGTAATCTGCCCTCATTGCATGGAAACATTCGTATTTACGGGTAGATAATGTCCATAGAAAGATTGTCAGAGAACTTGAGGAACGCGACCTATAAGTTCGCAAAGACAATGCCCTACATGCCGCATTTCTACACTGTTGGAAAAACGTGGGATGACTACAAAGAATTTCTTTGGACATGTCATGCAATACAGGAACATGGGATTAAGCAGCAGTTTTTCAAAGACCCTAGAAAATACTTTTATTTAGATGGTTGGCGATATTGGATTATGGACAAAGACCCCAATGACGCGGCAATCATAAACCGAGAGCGTGAAACAATTAGGATGCCAAAATGGTCAGAATAATTGTAAAAGCTATGCCATCCAGACAGCCGTATATTGATTATTTACGGAAATATTTGCCGCAAGCCGAATTTTGCATGGACCAAGGTAAAGGCGCATTTGATACTTTTTTGCGTGCTTTGAAAATGGCTGGTACAGAGCCATGCATACATATGGAAGAAGATGTCATTTTGACCGATGGGTTTTACAACAAGATACATGAGATCATAGCAAAAAAGCCCAATAACTTTATACAGTTTTTTTCGATGCGGCAGAAGGACCTTACAGAAGGTTCGCGTTGGGATAATAATTTTCTAATGAACCAATGTTGGTATGCACCAATGTTCTATTCGGAAAAGATGCTTAAGTATGCGATGGGATGGTACTTGAAAAATGGAAAAATACACCCAACAGGAACAGATACTATGGTGTGTGATTGGTTAAAGTCTCGCAAGGAAAAGTATTGGATACACTGCCCAAGTCTTGTTGATCATCGAATTGGCAAGTCAGCTATAGACCCGCGCCGTTCTTCTAAGCGTCAATCACTAACATTTAGGAATGGTATATATGACGATTTATAACTCAGCATTAAAAAACGGCACAAAGCAATTCGAGGGATACCCGCCCACACAAAGGTTTGAACATGAGGGCTGCATCGGTATGCGGCGTAACATAATAACCGAGGGGTATTTTGCAGAGTTAGAAACCTGTGATATTATTTATTGCGAGCCACCATTCCCTGCGGGAGTAAAGGTGTTTGATGAGCGAGCTAAAGAAAAGACATCATCTTATAACGATTTTGCCCACCAGTTTGCAGTGCTTTGGGAAAGACTTTCACACAAACCAAGATTGGCTATTACTAACAAGCGGTTAGAAAAAGCACTTCCAAAACCAGATGTGCAAGTAAAAGTCAGGCTGAATACCAATTGGGAAACACTTAGCTGTTGGGGCATAACACCACCTAGCGGAATGAGTAATCTAGGGGTGTGTGAATATCTGGGTAAGACATTCAATAGAATGGGGGATATTACATGCGGCTATGGTGTTCCTGTCTTGCACTTTAAGAAAGTAAAATCTGGCAATACATTTGTAGCATCAGATTATGACGCTCACTGCATTACAGTTTTAAGGATGTTGATGAATGAAAATACACCTCAAAGATAATGTTTGCGATGCAGCATTAGAGCGTATTCGTTACATCTTTGACGAGTTTGAGAACGTAATAGTATCGTTTTCAGGCGGCAAGGATAGCACAGTAACCCTTGAGATGGCGTTAATCGTTGCGCGTGAAAGAAATCGCTTGCCGCTTAAAGTATTATTTTTAGATCAGGAAGCCGAATGGCAGTGCGTAATTGACTATGTGCAAGAAGTCATGGAGCGGGATGAGATTGAACCGATGTGGTTTCAAATGCCCATCCGTTTGACCAATAGTACATCGAATGAGCAACACTATCTGCATTGTTGGGAGGACGGTAGCGAATGGATGCGCGAAAAAGTCCCTTACGCTATTACAGAAAACGATTATGGCACAGATCGGTTCCACGAACTTTTCCCCGCAATATACAAAAAGCACTGGGATGGGCAAAGGCTTGCTGTTTTGGCAGGGATCAGGGCAGAAGAAAGCCCCGCTCGACTAGCGGGACTAACAACGGCGGCGACTTATAAGTGGGTTACATGGGGTAAACATCCAAACAAAAGCCGAGAGCATTACAATTTCTACCCCCTGTATGATTGGTCATATACTGATATTTGGAAATCCATCCATGACAATAATTGGTCATATTCCAAAGCGTATGATTACTTTTATCAATATGGAGTAAGCCCAACCAAGATGCGCGTGTCAAATCTTCACCATGAAACAGCAGTTCATCAGTTGTTTTATTTACAGGAGATTGAGCGAGACACATGGAACAAGCTGACAAAGCGTCTAGGCGGTATTAATCAGGCACGGCATATGACGAAAGAGGATATGTTCCAAGCCAAGAAACTTCCATATATGTTCAAGGATTGGAAAGAATACAGAGATCATCTGTTGATAAATCTTGTTACTGATCATGATTACCAAGAGGCCATGCGTAAGAAGTTCGCGCAGATGGACAATGTTTATGCTGCAATGAAAGATATATCCAAGCTGCATAAGGTGCATGTTGCTACAGTCTTAGCACAGGATATTGATTTCACTAAATGCAGTAATTTCGAGCAAGGGCCGTATGCTATAACTTATCGTCGTTGGAAGCGCGGCGACACGAAGTTTGTGCAGCGGTCAGAACATAGGGACTGGATACCAGTAAAGACATGAAGATCATTAGTCAACTAGAGCAAGCCTTACATGGGCTAAGTGAGAACGACAAAATAGAAATGATCGAAAAGATCAAAGATCACTTGCATAAGGAAAGCCCAATCCAACAGCCCGTTGATCGGGTCTATTGGGTTGATGTTGATAAAGTAGAGGCTAACGATTACAACCCCAACAGTGTAGCGGGTAAAGAAATGCGTTTGCTTTACACCTCAATCAAGCATGACGGATACACGCAGCCCGTAGTAACCATCTATGACGAAGAAAAAGGCAAGTATGTCATCGTAGATGGGTTTCACCGCTATTTTATCTGTAAGAGCAATCAGGACATCAGAGATCGTAACAAGGGCAGACTGCCCATCGTTGTCATTGAGAAAGACATCAATGATCGTATGGCCTCAACAGTCCGTCACAATCGGGCCAGAGGCGCACACTCAGTCGATGGCATGGCGAACATGGTATTCTCTATGTTAGAGGAAGGTTGGGGCGATGCGGAAATCTGTAACCAGTTGGGTATGGAGCCAGAAGAATTATTGCGGCTAAAGCATATTACTGGCTTCTCAAAGCTATTTGTAGATGCCGAATACAAAAAGGCATGGGTAACTAAACAGCAAATCTTGATTAAAAAGAAGTGGCAAGATGAGCATGGGGTTGACCAATAGCTTACCGCTGGTAAAAAGTGAAAATAAGTGATAATGTTGGTGACATGAGTAACAAAATAGAAGAGGCGCTACGCCGAAAGATCAAAGAAGAGTTTGTTCATGGCTACATCGATGAAAACGGTGTGCGCCAATACCCCTCTATTATAGCTCTATCCAAGCGACACGATGTTGCTAATGTTTCCCTGCACAGATGGTCAAAAAAAGAAGATTGGCAGGGGGAAAAGAACAAAGTGCAGACCGAATATGAATTAGCGGTGCAAAGAGAGCGTCAACAATTAATGGTGCAAAATGGCACCTTATTAGACGATAGGTCAATCAATCTTGCTTTTGGGATGATGAGCGATGTAGCAAGGCGCTTAACCGAAGATCAAGAAAACAGAAAAACATTGAACGAAATTCTTAATATCCCAAGTGCTCAAGAAAGAGATGAGCAACTAAGAAAGTTCAACACTAAACATAAAATTCTGACAGCGCATGATTTAAACTCAATTGCGGGGGTTGTGGCTACTGCTCAAAAGATCGGCAAATTAGCACTTGGTCAGGCTCAAGAGATTAGCAAGGTTTCCGCTCATGTTACAGCACCAGATAGTTTACGACAGGTTATCGCAGACTTGGACGAACTTGCCGCAGCGAAGTCATCAACAGCAAAGCACACTATACAGTGATTGGCTGAAAATGGCTCGACCAGAGCAAATTACCCCTGTTGGGGATTGGAATGTCTGGTTAATCTTAGCGGGGCGTGGTTGGGGCAAGACAATGACGGGGGCATTTGATACGATGATCTATGCCCTTAACAATCCAGAAAGCCGTGTAGCTGTAGTCGTTCCTACATTTGGCGATCTTCGCCGTGTAGCTTTTGGTGGTGTTTCTGGTATACTCAAGTGGTTACCAGATGAGTGCTTGCTAAAAGGCAGAGGTCAAGGATACTCCTCATCAGCGCAAGAAATAAGGCTTTACAATGGCTCATTGATACAAGGCTTTGCGGCTACAGAGCCAGAACGACTTAGGGGGCCACAGTTTCATAGGGCTTGGTGCGACGAGGTTGCAGCTTGGTTTTATCCAGAAGCTTTTGACCAACTAATGTTTGGCTTGCGTCTAGGCGAAAATCCGCAATGCGTTATTACAACAACACCAAAGCCGAATGAGCTTACCCGTTCATTGATCAAGAGAACTGGTACTGTTGTGACTAGGGGTAGCACGTTTGACAATGCTGCAAATCTTGCTCCCGCCGCATTGCAGCAATTGAAAGAAAAATATGACGGGACAAGGCTTGGCAGACAAGAGCTTTACGCAGAGGTGCTTGATGATATAGAAGGCGCACTCTGGTCTTGGTCTATGATTGAGGGAAGTAGACTTTCAGATCAAAATTTACCAGAGCTTCAAAGAATTGTGGTAGCTTTGGACCCCGCTGTTACAAGCGGTGACGATAGCGATGAAACAGGGATAATTGTTGCAGCAAGGGGTGAAAATGATGAGTTTTATGTGTTAGAAGATGCTACAATGAAGGCAAGTCCCGATGGGTGGGCGCGAAAAGCGGTAGAGCTTTACCACAAATATAACGCGGATCGAATTATCGCAGAAGTAAACAACGGTGGAGATTTGGTCGAAAGAGTGGTAAGAACTATAGAGAGAGTTCCTTACTCAGCAGTTCGCGCTAGTCGTGGTAAGCTAGTAAGGGCTGAACCGATTGCGGCGCTTTATGAGCAAAGGAAAGTTCATCATGTCAAAGAATTTAAAGAGTTGGAGGACCAATTGATTTCATATACTCCAACATCCAAATCGTCACCTGACAGATTGGACGCCCTTGTATGGGCTTTGACAGAGTTATCGCAGCGTAGTGGCAAGCCATCGTGGAGAATAAGTTAATGGGTATTTTCGACAATCTGCGCAGCGCAGTATTTGGGCAAAGATTTGAGATCAAGGAAGCACCAAAGGTCTATGTTCAAGGCGCGATGATGAATTATACAAGGCGCGATAACTTCAAGGCTTATGCCAAAGAGGGGTATCAAGAGAACGCTATTGTGTACCGCTGTGTTAATGAGATAGCAAACGGGGCTGCATCTATTCCGTTCAAGGTCTATCAGGGGGATGTAGAACTTGAAAGCCACCCTCTTATAAGCCTGTTAGAAAGACCAAACCCGATGCAAGCAAGCGTCGAATACTTTCAAGCATTGTATTCATTTCTTTTGCTATCTGGTAATAGTTACGCTCTGTCCTCTGGTGTTAACCAGATACCTACAGAGCTTTACCTTCTTCGACCAGATAGGGTTGAAATTGAGCCAAGCGACACATCAATCCCAAAAAGTTACAAGTATAAGCTTAACAGCCAAGTGGTAGCGCGATATGAAGCTGATCCCGTAACAGGACAGTCTGAGGTTAAGCACTTTAAGCTTTGGAACCCCTTAGATGATTATTTGGGTCTATCACCCTTAATGGCGGCGGCTGTTGATCTTGATCAGCATAACATGATTGCAAAGCACAATATTGGGTTGCTTAATAACGGGGCGCGGCCTTCGGGTGCAATTGTGTTTAAGCCACAAGATGATCTTGGCAATGCCATGACATTGACTGAAACGCAAAGACAGCAAGTAATGCGTGACTTAGAGGCTAGATTTACGGGTGAAAAGAACGCTGGTCGCCCTATGCTTTTAGAAGGCGACTTTGATTGGAAAGAGATGGCTATGTCACCGCGTGATATGGACTTCTTGCAAAACAAGCATATGGCTGCAAAGGACATTGCGCTTTGTTTCGGGGTTCCCTCTCAGCTTATCGGGATACCTGACAGCCAAACCTATGCGAATGTTCAAGAGGCGCGTCTTGCGCTATATGAGGAAACCATCATTCCTCTAGCGCGTAGAGTTGAGAGCGACCTTAACGAATGGTTGGCGCCTAGTTTTGGTGACGATATTTCAATAGAATATGATATTGATGCTATACCAGCGATGACGGAGCGCCGCCGCCGTATATATGAAAATGTTACAAATGCGGTTGCACAAGGCATAATAAGCCGTAATGAAGCGAGAGAGAGACTAGGATTAGAGCCTATCAATGGTGGTGATGAGGTTTACATCGCGGCTAATCTCTTTCCCCTTGGTGGCCCAGACATAGCGCCAAGCGAGGGTCAAACACCAGAAGAAGCAGGTAAGCAAGCTTACGGAGAGCAAAAGCTTGACTTTTATCCAGATGGTGAAGAGGTTCCCGACAACTTACCAGATGCTTATCGTATGGGGGATGGTGAAGAGCGGTGCGGCAACTGCATGCACTATGATCAGCAATATTGTGATTTATTTGATGCAGAGGTCAGGGCGCAGTATGTTTGCGGCAAATGGGAGCCACAAGACGACGAAGAGAAAGCAGAAAGTGATGTTGACACAGTGCCAACAACGGCAATGGCACGAAACGCAGAGCGTGGACTTGAGCTTCGCAAAGAGTATGGTCGTGGCGGCACTATCATCGGTGTTACAAGGGCAAATCAGCTAAAGAGCCGCGAGCGTCTTAGCCCAAGCGTTGTGCGAAGAATGCACAGTTATTTTTCAAGGCACGAAGTAGATAAGAGGGCGCAAGGATTTCGGCGCGGGGAAGATGGTTGGCCTACAGCTGGATTGGTAGCATGGTTGCTTTGGGGCGGCGATGAGGGTCAAACTTGGGCGGCAAGCAAGGTTAAGCAGCTTGATCGTGAACGCGATAAGATGTGCGAAGCAGTTGATGAGACAAAAGCGCCTACCAAGATTTCGGATGCAATCAAGAAATCGCTTGCTTCTAAGGTAAAGGAACACAATGACGAATATGGGGATCAAAAGGGTAAACGGGTAACGCAAGGGATGCTTGAGGCCGTATTCCGTAGAGGCGTTGGCGCTTATCACACCAATCCGCAATCAGTAAGACCTACTGTTCAAGGTCCAGATCAATGGGGTTTAGGACGTGTAAATGTTTTCTTGAGGGCGGTTAGAACGAATAGGTTCCCAAGTGGTAAATTTGACACCGATCTTTTACCAGAGGATCATCCCTTAAAAACAGGAAAAGATAAATGAATATCGGATCAGTGCAAGCGGCTAAAGGTTCTTATGGACCAGCCATATATAAGTTCGGTTTTAATGCAGCGATTACAACCGATGAGGAAACAGTATGGGACGCTGGGGGTGTTTATAATTATCCATCAAGCGCGGGGGTGGCAACGGTTGTAAGCTCATCAACGGCAGATGATCTTGTTGGCACTGGCGCACAGAAGGTAAAGATTGAGGGTCTTGATGCTAACTATAATGCTCAAATCGTCGAAGTCGAAATGGATGGGACGACTAATGTTTCAACAACCGAAACATTTATAAGGGTATATCGTGTTTATGTAAGCCAAGCTGGTAGCGGCAAGGTTAATGCTGGAAACATTACGATCTCTATCGGTGGTTCGGTAAGGGCGCAGATTAGTGCCAATCAGGGGCAAACGCTAATGGCTGTATATACCGTTCCAGCGGGATTTACAGGGTATGTTACGCAATGGTCATTTAGTTCTGGTGCTTCAGCATCTAACAAGTATTTAGATGGGCGGCTAATAATTCAAAGGTTCGCGGGGATCATTCAAACAAAGGCGCGTTCAACAATTCAAAACACCTCTTTCGTTCAAGACTTGCAGGTCGCTACGGTAGCTAATGAAAAGGACGATATAGAAATTCGGGCTGTTACTTCATCAGGCACAGATGCGGTTTCTGGTACATTCTCTGTTTTATTGAAGAGAAATTAATGAAACTTACAAAAACTGATGCCGTTGATCTTTTCCAAGAGATAGGCCGAATATTTGAACGTGATTGGAATGAGCTATCAGGCATGGAGCTTTCAAAGTGGGATCAAGATTTGCTTATGGGGGTCGCCTGTTACAGTGCTTTATTCCTGAGAGGCGAATATAAAACGCTAGACTTGGCACAAGAGAAAGTTCTTCAACATATACGAGATCAGGCGACAAAGAACCCAAATTACAACAAGGTAAGAAAGCGCACCACCTTGGGCATCTACAAGCTATTCCGCGAACTAGAAAAGCAAATGGATGCGACGATACCGAAAGATAAGGATTTGTGATGAGCCAGTACAGTGGAAGAGATTGGCCTTTTCCTTGGGAAACCCAAAAGCATTTTGTTCCAAAGGTAGACATCGCATCAAGGCTTGAGAGGGCGGCTTTGTTTTTGGGTGGCAGGGAAAATAAGCACTCTGAACTTTATACTTCGGCTGCGGACGAAATATATCGTTTACGTTTGCTATGTAATCAGAACAAGATTGATTATGGGGAAGTTCTGCCAAGGTGGGATGAATGGAATAACAGGCTTGAAAAGAAAAATCTTTTAGGATAGTGTTTTCTTATCGTACATGTCTGAAGTTACTATATTGGTCGGAAAAGGGGGTAAGTGCTTGCGTACTCGCCCCCCTTTTTCTTAATTGAATTGGTTTTGATCAAGAGAAATTAGCGCATAGCGTTTAATGTTATTTTATGGTATATTTAAGTTGCGATGTAGTTGAGTGCATCGTTCCTCCCTGTTAGACTGGGCCACGATTAAACCCGTGGCCCATTTTTCAAGAAGTCCTTTATTTCCTCTTCGCTCCACCTGTTTCCAACGCCCATATAATGAGGCTGTGGTAGGCTTTTGTTCCTGACGCCCCCTAAGAAGTCGGTTATCGTTAAGCCCAGCATACGGGCCGCTTGGACGGCCTTGATGTACTTAGGGAACCTAGACATCCTGCTCTAACCGATCCTGTGCGCCTGATATAATTGCTTTTAGGGTATATCTGTCAGCACTGTCTAGTATTCCGTTAATGAGTTTAGTACAGTCTGTTCCCCGAAATTCTATCCATCCGGTTGGGGCAACATTATTGCTTATATCTATGGTAAAGACATCAGGGAGGTAGTCGCTATATTGCCTCTCAAGGCTGTACGCTCTGTTTTCACGCCCATGAAAAGAAATTCTTTTTTTTGCGATAAAGTTCGGGTCGCACGTTATAATTTCAATCATCGTTTACCTCCAAAGTTTTAAGATATTGTATTGGTTTAAGCCTAGCAGAACCCGACATGATTACCTCCGTAATAATCAAAGTAATCATCTCCACAAATGACGTCAGCATTTATCAAGTCTACAAAATTATAAACCTCTGTAAAAACTGGTTTGTTTTTCTTCAATCTGTTTTTTCTCACTACTTGTTTATTAAATATTGGTCGCATCTTTGCAATCGCTAACGCTTCTACATCTCTTGCCTCTTCATATGTTTGGAAATATGATGTCATAATAAAATCAACTGAGTACCACCATGATTTATCATTTCGGTGCTGTCTTATTCGACTGCGAAGATTGTAAGTACAGCCAATGTAAAGGGGTATTACTCTCTTGTTTGGGCTATTCCCCTCTTTGTCGGCGTCTGGTAAAGAGCCAAGCAAGTAAACAGAATAGTGTTTTTTGAATGTTTTATGAGAACGATCCCTGCCCTCTGGCAAGCACTCAAAATGGTTCCAGATAAAGGCATTAGCAAATTGTTCATCTGAGGCCGCAGTTAATGGTTTGTCTTTCGGAAATGACATGGAATAGTTAAGACCATGGTTCCAATAATACATAGTCTCAGGGGGCGTTCTGGTCCATTTCTTTAGAGAAAGTTTAGTCATCGTTTACCTCCGAGGGGTCCATATACTCCTCTGCTATAACGAAGTCTTTTATTTCATCTTCGCTCAAGTAAACGCAAAAGCTGCGTATTACCTGTTCAAGATTATAATATCCTTGGTCAACCCGATCCAAGAATTTGTTAGTAACTTTGCGAGTGTATTCCATTCGATTAACCCTTTGCTGCTTTGTCGATGCCGAATGCTAAGTTGATGCCGTATGTTGCGCAATTGTGCATGCGTCTTGCGAGTGCGCTATGACTGCTTGCTGGATTTACCTTTGCAGCTTTTTCAGAACGAGCAGCTTGGTCAATAAAATATTGAATGGCTTTTGAGCCATCGTTATCAAGCTCGCGCATTTTAGCGTTGAAGATTTTTTTGGCTGTTTCCCATTTTGTAGGAAATTTTGGGTAGATGCTTGTCATTTCGTTTTCTCCTTATTGCCTATGTAACTTATATAGCATCTGTGGATATTGCTGTCAACGCAAAAAGTTAAAATAATTAACAAAAAAGTTATTGACATCAACAAATTTTGTGGATAAGTTGTATGCAAGGCAAAGGAGAAAGCACATGAGATACGATCTTTACCAAATCAAAGCAGCTACAGCGACACCCGCAGCGGACAAGGCCAAAATCGACATGATGATGGATTTCAGCGACAACAAGATAGGCGGTATAGCGCGGGATGCTTGGGACAAATTCTTTTATACTAGAGTGGCAACACTTGATGCGAAAGATTACAACGATGCTTTCGAGGTCGGGAATATTGGACCAGAAGAAAAGATTACTCGCTATGCTGCACTTTCATCAGCATCAGTCGGAGACATACTTATCGCAGAGGATGGCACCATCGCAGTAATAGCAAATATCGGATTTATCCAAATCGGATACAGCGCAGTACACGCAGCATAAGGGGGAATGAAAATGGTAAGAGAGGGACAAGTTATAGATGCGATTGATCACATCTTAGAGACAATGGATCGCAGAGGTTGGGACAAGCTGTCCGAGAAAAGCAAGAAGTCTTACGAGGCTTTATGGGCTTTACGCGAGGGGCTTGAGGGCAACCCAGATGATGGTACAAAGATGATCTTTTATATACCGTAAGGAGACAGACAGTGTTCCAATACAGCAAAAAGCGAGTTCACAAGGATGTTCCAGCTTGGGATATTTTTTACGGCGACAAGCGTTGTGGCTTGCTCACAGCATTTCCTCTGGACGGCCCAACGGCTACTATAAAGGTTGAACAGAATGTTAAAAGCGATATGAAGGCGATCGTAGAGCGCACGGTTGACGCCTCTACAGTCAATATGTGCTTTAACAGGGCTACAGAGTTGCACCAAGAAATGATTGAACATATAGTCATGGAGCTTTATTCGTGATACATCAATCATATGAACATACCAGTTTTTATCAAAGCCGAGGGTCGCAGACGATTAAACATTGCGAGAGAGCTTGGTGAAATAAACAGGCTTCGGCTGTCTTATGAAAAGTCTCTTGGCACCGCGATGCTTGCGGTCTTTGCAAAAGCTGGACAGCAAGCGGCAAATAATTTTGAACGCTTCAACAGCTTTACAATGAGAGACCTTCAACACGAGGCCGATGTTGAAAGGGTTCTTCGCGCACATTACGCAAGCGTCATTACTACTTTCAGCAATAGGGTTTATGACAATACAAAGCGCACGGCGTTTGAGCTTTTGATTGATCAATACATCTTGTTATATGGGGCAAACCGCATAACAGGAATAAGCAACACTACAGCTAATATTATCAGGGGTGCCATATTCGCAGGGGAAGCAGACGCGCTTGGAGTAGCCGCGATTGCTAGTTTGATCAGGGAACGCACAGGCGGCGCAATGGGGCGATCTAGGGCGGCTACAATAGCGCGAACAGAAACGCATGGCGCTGCATCATGGGCTACCCATACAGCGATACAAGATCAGCCTCTTAGATATAACAAGCAATGGGCTGCGGTATCAGATAGCCGCTCAAGGTCGCACCATGCGGTAATGAATGGTGTGCAAGTAGGACCAGACGAGGATTTTATAGTGCGTTACAATGGCGTTGAATATCGCATGTCGCATACGCATGATCCAAGAGGCGGTCCAGCGAACAATGTAAATTGCAGATGTGCAACTCTTTATGTTGCGGATGAGGACGAAATCTTTAGGGATTAACATATACTTCAAAAACCACTATTAGTATGTTACATTAGCTTAAACAACGAGGTCTAGTATGCCATTGCCACAGCCAAACTTGGGTGAAGATCGGGATGACTTTATGTCCAGATGTATGGGCGATGAAAAGGTAAGAGACGAATTTCCAGATAGTAATCAAAGGGTTGCTGTTTGTAATTCCCAGTACGAGGGCGCAAAGATGGTAAATGACAATACAGTTGATTGCGATGAAATGGAAGCAATTGACGAAACAAAATCAGAAACAATAGATATTGCGTTTGAGTATAAAGCGCATGATGACGCAGAGGAAAAGGGCGTATTTACTGGATATGGCTCAATTTTTGGCAACAAAGACCTTGGAAATGACATTGTTGTCGAGGGTGCTTTTGCTTCGTCAATTGGCAAAAAGGGCGCAAAAGCTGTCAAAATGCTTTACCAGCACCGTCAAGATGAACCAATTGGCGTTTTTGATGAAATCATAGAGGACCGCCGTGGCCTTAAAGTAAAGGGTCGTCTTGCTATGGGAACGCAGCGCGGACGCGAAGTTTATGAGCTTATGAAGATGGGTGCGCTTGATGGCCTTTCAATCGGCTATCGCGTAGACCCAAAGGGGGTTGAATATGATGAGAAGCGTAAAAGGCGCTATCTAAAATCTGTTGACCTAATGGAGATTTCCGCAGTCACTTTCCCCATGAACCCCCGTGCACGGGTTCAGGCAGTAAAGGGTGCGGAACGCACGGTGCGTGAATGGGAGGAACTTCTGCGGGATGCAGGTAGCCTATCGCGCAACGAGGCAAAGGTCGCCGCATCTGCGGTCGCCGTGGCACTGGAACAGCGGGATGCTGTAAAAGAGGAGACGCCAGAAGTCCTTGAAGCGATTAGTCGCTTTACAAACATCCTTAAATCCTAATCAACGGAGTGATCAAATGGAAGATCAGGTAAAAGTAGCCGTTGACGCAATGGCGGGTGCCTTTGAAGAGTTCAAAAAGGTAAACGATGCGCGTCTAGCGGAAATTGAAGCCAAGGGTTCATCTGACCCTGTAACAGAGGAAAAGCTTGCGAAAATCGAAGCTGACCTTGACCGTTACGAAGCCATTAACCAAAAGCTGGTGCAGCAAGAGAAAGCCAGCGAAAACTTTGGTGAAAAGCTTGGCGAAATCGAAAAGATGTTGAGACGCCCTGCAAACGCAATGGAAGCCAAAGAAGTCGACATTAGCCTCAAGGCTTGGGACAGCTTCATGCGCAAGGGTGAGCAAGGTATGGACGAAATGGAGCTTAAAGCTCTTACAGTCGGTACTGCGGCAACTGCGGGTAACTTGGCACCAGCCGAGTACGTTGAAGAGCTTGTAAAAGTAATTACAGAGATTTCTCCTGTTCGTTCTGTTGCGCGTGTTCGCCAGACATCAAACAAGGAAATCGAAGTTCCAAGCAAAACAGCGACTTTCGCGGCGGCATGGACAGCTGAAACTGGATCACGTACAGAGACAACTGGTTATACCACTTCTCTGAATACGATCCCAACCCATGAGCTTTACGCTCTGGTTGATATTTCAAGTGCATTGCTTGAAGACAGCGTGTTTGATCTTGAAGCGGAAATGAACCAAGAGTTTGCAGAGCAATTTGCAAAAGCGGAAGGTGCAGCGTTTATTTCTGGAAACGGAACCAACAAGCCAACAGGTATTACCAACGGCACAACGGTTTCATCAACAACGGCGGCGGGTGCAGCGGCAATTACTACCGATGACTTGATGGATTTGGTTCACGACCTCAAATCAGACTATGCCCGTGCAGCTTCATTTATGATGAACCGCGCTACACTTGGTGCAATCCGTAAGCTGAAAGATACTGCTGGTCAGTACATCTTCCAGACAGGGTTCTCAGGTCAGTCTGGTTTGCCAAACACAATCTTGGGCCATCCATATGTAGAGGCGCTTGATGTTGCGGATATTGGCACAGGAAACAAATCTGTAATCTTCGGTGATTATCGCCGTGGCTTTATGATTGTTGATCGTGTTGCGCTTTCTGTTCTGCGCGATCCATACTCACAAGCCTCATCGGGTAACGTGCGTTACATTGCACGCCGCCGCGTAGGTGGTGAAGTAGTGCTTGCAGAGGCAATGCGCGTTCTTGAACATCCGTAAAAATTGAACGGGGGGCTTCGGCCCCCCCTTCACCTCTGGGAGTAGCACATGAAGATAATGATGGTTAAGACCGCAAGTGGAAAAGCCCGTGAAGATGGTGCTGTGTCAATGAAGTATCTTGCGGGTACCCAATACGAAGCTACCGAAAAATGGCAAGAGAAGGTATTCTCTACTTTAGTATCTCTTGGATTTGCAAACGAAATCGGTGGCAACGCAGGGCCGACAGAAACAAAGAGAAAACGTGCTAGAGATGCAAAAGGTAAATTGAAGGCTGATGACCCTAGCACTCCTGATGTGAATGAAGCATGGGAAGAACCCACGCCGCCAAAGAAAAAGCGCGGACGTCCCCCGAAAGTAAAAAAATAGACAAGGCTCTAATCGTTGAGTGTGATCATTGTTTGTGCTAAGTTCATGGTGCATATGCAACAATCAACGGAGGGCCGAAAATGGCAACCTTAAATGATCGCGTCTTTGATAGTGGCCTATCGGTTCTGGACACTGAAGCCTCTCGCATCGACGTAACTTCTCAAGAAGCCACTACTTACACAGAAGCTACTTCCACGTACACTCTTGGAAATTCAACTTCTCTTTCTATTGCTGCACCAAGCGATAGAACGGGCGGGGGGCGCAAAGTGACGGTGGCGGCTATTACTGATGGATCAATCAGTGCTACTGGAACAGCCACACATTACGCGATTACTGACACAAGCAACTCACGCCTCTTGGCAACGGGAACGCTTACAGCGTCACAGGCAGTTACCTCTGGCAACACCTTTACTCTAGCAACATTTGATATTGGTATCCCTGATCCAGCATAATTTGCTAGTAATTTAAAATAGGAGAACTCGCTATGGCGAAAAAAGTGTTCGTGAATAGAGCCAAAATGTCCACAGCGACTACAGGCACATCGACAATTACCTTAGGGTCAGCCGTAGCGGGTTATCAAACATTTGAAGAAGCAGGGGTCGTAAACGGAGATGAGGTCCGTTACGTCATTGAGGATGGCGACAACTGGGAAATTGGCACTGGCACATACACAAGTTCGGGTACTTCACTTTCCAGAACAGTTTTGGAAAGCAATAATGCTGATAGCGCAATAAGCCTGTCAGGAACAGCCTATGTATTTATTACCTCTGCGGCTGATGATTTCGTCCAGTTAGATGGCGATACAATGACGGGCGATCTTGGGTTGACTGACAACTCAAAGCTTTCAATCGGTACTGATAATGATCTTGAAATCGTTCATAACGGAACGAACACTATAATTAATGAGCGTGGCACAGGTTCCTTAAAGTTCCAAGTTGGTGGGACAGATGTTGCGACAGTAACCAGTAGCGGGTTTACAACTAATGTTACGGGTAATGTTACGGGTAACTTAACGGGGGATGTTAAGGCAACTAATGGCACATCTGTATTGGACAGCGGTACTGATGGAACAGATGCGACCTTTACTGGAAGCGTTACTGGTAATGTTACTGGTAATTTAACAGGGGATGTTACTGGAAATGCAGATACCGCCTCTGCCCTTGAGACAGGGCGTACAATTAGCCTAACGGGTGATGTTAGTGGCAGCACCACATTTGACGGTTCAGCTAATGTCAGCATCACTGCAACGGTTGCAGACGATAGCCATGACCACACTAATGCGACTACAAGCGCAGATGGCTTCATGTCCGCATCTGACAAAACGAAGCTTGATGGGGTTGAGGCAAACGCTACAGCGGATCAAACAGCCAGTGAGATATTGACCGCCATTAAAACAGTTGATGGCTCTGGTTCAGGGTTAGATGCAGACCTTCTTGATGGTAATCAAGCAAGTGCGTTTGCTACTTCAAGCCATAACCACACTCTGGATAGCCTTTCCAATGTTACTATTACATCGAATAGTTCGGGTGAAATCCTAAAATGGAATGGAACCGCGTGGGTAAACAATACTCTTGAAGAGGTAGGGGCGCTTACTGCGAACCAAACAATCACACTGAGCGGAGATGTAAGCGGTTCTGGGACCACATCTATTAGCGTGACTGTGGCGGATGATAGCCATAACCACGTCATTTCAAATGTCGATGGACTGCAAACATCTCTGAACAGTAAGTTAAGTCTCAGCGGCGGGACAATGACGGGTACTCTGACCTTGAATGCTGATCCTACTTCTAATTTACACGCTGCGACGAAAGAATATGTGGATACAATTGCTGCGGCGGGTATTCATTACCATGATCCAGTTAGGGTTGAAGCACCAAGCAATCTCAACGCTACATACAACAACGGCTCATCTGGTGTGGGTGCCACTCTTACAAATGCAGGGACCAATGCGGCTATAAGCATTGATGGGGTTTCTCTAAGCCTCAATGATCGTGTGTTGGTCTATAATCAAACAAACTCAGCGCACAATGGGATTTATTACGTTTCAACTGTTGGGGATGGCTCAACCGCTTGGGTTCTTACCCGTGCTACGGATGCAGATAGCTATGGTGCTTCTGACAAGGATGCTCTTGGTGAGGGCGATGCGTTCTTTGTAAAGGAAGGTAGTACTGGCGCGGGTGAACTCTATGTAATGAACCAAACTGGTGCGATTACCTTTGGCACAACAGCGATTACATTCACAGTTGTTGCTGAAACGGCGGTCTATACCGCTGGAACTGGCATCACTTTGACAGGAACTCAATTCTCTATTGGTCAAGATGTTGCTACCACAGCAAGCCCAAGTTTTGCGGGAGCAACCTTTACGGGTGATGTAACTTTTTCAGGCAGTGTTTATGACGTTGTTTGGGATAATTCTACTAATTCCTTAGAATTTCCAGATAACGCACAGATAAGACTTGGTTCATCTTCTGATTTTACACTATATCATTCAACTAATAATTTTATAGATATTTATACGGGTAATCTCTATATAAGGCAATTTGGTAATGATTTAGATGTTCTTATTCAAAGTGATAATGGCTCTGGCGGTACTACAAATTATTTTATTGCAGATGGATCAACAGGCGAAGTTCAGCTATATCATTATGGGAGCCAGAAGCTTGCGACAAAGACAGGCGGTGTCGAAGTAACAGGAACAGTAACCGCAACCGCATTCTCAGGGGATGGTTCTTCCCTTACGGGCATCTCTACTGATTTGGTAGGTGACACCACACCTCAACTTGGCGGGACACTTGATACCAATGGCAATTTAATTCAATTTGGAGACAGTGGTAGTGCAACTGATGATAGGCTGCAATTTGGTGCTTCCCAAGACCTAGAAATTTATCATGATGGAAGCCACACGCGCCTTGTAAAAAGTGGTGATGGAAAACTCATAGTATCGTCTGGCGCTAATAACAATATCGACATTAATGCAGGGACAGGCGGGAATACTATTGAGTTGATAGCATCAACGGGGCAGGTAAAGCTATATTATGGGGGTTCAAAAAAGTTTGAAACAACATCAACTGGCGCACTGGTTACGGGGCAGCTTGACGTAGGTGATATTAGTATTGACGAAAGTACAATAAGTGACGCAACTGGTGCCTTAACAATAGATGTCGCCACCGAAATCATTTTAGATGCAGACGATTTTGGCAAAGTTCAGTTTTATGACGGTGGAACGCATTACGGAACTTTTCGAAGAAACGGCAGTGATGTAGAAATAAAAACTATTATATCAGATGCAGATATAAAGTTTATTGGTGTTGATGGTGGTGGTGCAGTTACCGCCCTTACCCTTGATATGTCTGATGCTGGTACAGCTATCTTCAACCATGACATATCATTGCCCGACAATGGTAAGGTTAAAATTGGGTCTTCAGATGATCTGCAACTTTACCACAATACAGCTACAAGTTTTATAGATAATTATGTAGGTAATTTAGATATAAGAAACTTTTCAGACGATGCAAATGTTCGTATTCAAAGTGATAATGGCTCTGGTGGCACTGCAACATACCTTACAGCAAATGGGTCAACTGGAGAAGTTCAGCTATACCATTACGGATCAGAAAAACTTGCAACGAAAAGCACAGGTATTGATGTTACTGGCAACATAACAGTATCAGGCACCGTTGATGGTCGTGATGTTGCTACTGATGGCACTAAACTTGATACTATTGCAACAAACGCAGATGTCACGCCTTCTTGGGTTCCAGCAAGTGATCCCAGCTATTTAACTGCACACCCAAGCATCACGGCGGCTTCAAGCGTTGACAATACTGGCGCGGCTGTAATCCAAGACGTAACGCTAGATACCAATGGTCACGTCACTGGGCTTGCCTCTAAGACACTTAGCTATACAGATGTAGGCGCTGCGGCTTCTAGCCACACGCACACATCAAGTCAAATCACTGACTTCCAAGAGGCTGTTGAAGACAGAATTGGTGCGGCTATTACCGCAGGTTCAAACATTACAGTCAGCTATAATGACACTACTGGGGAAACAACAATTGCCGCAACCGATACGAACACCACATATTCGGCTGGTTCTGGTATAGACCTTACTGGGACAACATTCAGCCATTCGGACACGTCCTCTCAAGCCTCTGTAAGCAATGCAGGGCGCACATACATCCAAAGCATAACATTGGACACATATGGGCATATTACTTCTATCTCAAGCGGGACTGAGACTGTTGTAAACACTGATACAAACACCACAAGCCTAGCGATTGAAAATGGAAGTGGCGCATCGCAATTTACTGTAACGGATACGGTAGGATTGGAATTTGCTGCGAGTGGCGCGACATCAGTTGCTTTCGATAGCACCAATAAACGGGTTACATTTTCAAGCACAGATACCAATACAACTTATGGTGCTGGCAGCGGGCTTACCCTTTCAAGCACTACCTTCAGCGTAAACGCGGATCAGAGGTCCGTAATTACACAAATCGGTCAAGATACAAACGATTACATTTCTGTTGGTACAACCAATATTGATTTTGTGCTTGATGGGAATGTTGATGCGCGTATTGAAAACGATGGTGACTTCCATGCAGATGGAAACGTCATAGCGTATTCAACCACTATCTCTGATCCACGCCTCAAAGAAAACATAAAGCCTGTAACAAATGGGCTTGAGAAGGTCATGCAGCTTAATGGCTACACCTTCGATTACAAGGCTGATGGGGTATCAAGCGCGGGTGTTATGTCCCCAGAGGTCGCAAAGGTTCTGCCTTCTGCTATTAAGAAGTCAAAGCTGAAACTGAAAATGGGCGATGATAACGAAACTGAATATGATATTGTTCAGTATGATCAGCTTACAGCTTTGCTCATCGAAGCTATCAAAGACTTAAAAGCAGAAATTGAGGAACTAAAAAATGGCTCTCACAAGTAGCGGTCAAATTGATCTCAACGCAATGCATGTCGAAGCGGGGGGCACTACTGGTACCGAATGCACTTTGAACGATGCAGATATTCGCGGCTTAATCAGCAAGGGCGCGGGGGCGCAGAACGCATTCAACGAATATTACGGGGCAAGTTCTTCAGCTACGCCACAAAACATTTCAAGTACCTCATCAATAAATGGAACCACTATTAATGGTTTCATGGCTATATATGCACATGATAATGGCGACTTTCAGTTACATTTTAGATATGATGGATTAAATTATAATACTCGCGCTATGTCGACAAATGATGGTGCTAGTTGGAGTACAACCGCCCAAACAGGCCCAAGTGGAAGTAACACGACTAATGTACCGCTAACAGTTTTTACCAATGCCAATAGGACGTTTTTACCATTTGGCAGTGCAGGGGGGCTTTACGCTCAGTATCAATCAGGAAAATTTTCCAATATGTCTTTTTGGATTTTGACTGATAATGGCCATGACCTTCAAATACCTAATAGTCAGAATTATGGAGTACAAGTATTTCAACTAGGCAGGGATCAAAACAATAAAACAGGTCAAATTATTGCTGTAGGATCATCCCAAAATGGTTGGCAGTGGAACGGGTCGTATTCATCTACCGCAGTAGCAAGTTCGAATGTAACCAGTTTCCCAATGCCATCAACCTCAATTGGTTATGCTTACTCAAGACCTTGGAAAAAAGGCAGTAATCTTTTCATTGTAGGAAGGGGTGGTAGTAATTCAACTCAAGACCCAATTGTTTCACTTTATTCTTCAAATAGTGGATCAAGTTATTCGGCAACCACAATTAGAACTCTAAATACCAGCACTGAGGCCAATCAAAACTTATGGATACAGGGTTACGCGGTAGATGAAGCAAATGATGATTTTTATTGTTTAATACGCGTAACCCTGAATACTGGAGGAAGTAGAGATCATATGTACAAAACAACCGCCTCTAATGCTGGCGCAAGTTGGACGCAAGTAAGTAGTGATATTTTAGATGATTGTTTTGGCAGAACAAATACTAATGATGTTGGCACTGTGAGTGATTTTGATGTTTACGGTGGTTGTTTCTGTGTAGCATGGACAAATGTTTCGGGAACTAGTGCAAACTATTCTTCTGGTTCATCTGTTTATAGTTTGCGTGATGGTGGATGGGGTAGTTCTAGTTGGGTCAATCACTTAGTAACGCTTTCTACCCGACAAACTAATCAGGGGATCAAGAAGGTAGCAATAAATAGCAACAAAAAAGCCATTGCGCTAGAGCTTCATACATTGAGGAGATTTTATTAAATGTATGAATTTAGATGTGAAGATGAATATGATCCTGAAAAAATGATATATGTTTTATCAGATAGTCAAAAGGCTATGTCTGAAGCGGTTATGTTTAAACAGGGGTCTGATGATTTAGAATATTTAATAAATTATTGGGATAGCACAATTCGCACCCTTGCGGAGCAAGAGGAATACAAATTCCATCAAGCATGGCGTGGCGATCAATTGGTAATGTATGGCGTTGCTGGGGTTTTCAATGATAGATACCATCAAGGCGCTGGGTTTTACAGATCATACGAAGGTAGTCGAACTTGGACATTTTCAAGGGAATTTTGGCTGCAACACGTTGAATATTGCAAAACATTGCATACAAATAGAATAAGTGCGGACGTAAAGAAGCTTGATGATAATAATGAACAAACTCCTCATTGGTCAATGTTGCAGCTTATCCCTCAAAGGATTGGTCTTTGGATGACAACAGAAGAGACAGAACAGGAAAACGTAGGTAGATGGACTATGTATTTTAATGAGAGAATATATCAAGAACTCAATCCACACCTTCACGACTAGCGGCACAACAGGGCATCCAAAACAGGTTCAACACAGCCAAGAGTTTTTGGATGAAGTTTCCCAAGCAAACATTGATCTGTATGGTCATACCAAAAAATCCAAACTGTTGAACTATATGGCTCCTATGAGCATAGGAACGGCGGTCATGATGGATAATGTTCAGCGCATGATTGGGTGTGAAGTTCTGCATGAGAAGTTTAATCCATTTACATTCATAGATTATATCCATGAGGTAAGACCAACATTTATGGTAATGCCGCCAAATATGTGGCGCGTCTTATCTAAGATGAGTTCATGGCAGAAATTGGATATGTCCTCATTTGATTTTGTCTCTGTTGGCGGTGATTTCACAGCCAATGGTATGTTACATGATATAGCAAGGCGTGGAGCTAAGAAGGTTCTCAACGTCTATGGATCAACAGAGGTTCCCCCGCCTGTTTTGTATAGCTATGGAGAAAATCATTATTCTCGCTATAAAACCCCTGATGGTGTCAGCATGAAGTTCTCAGACAGGCGAACTCTAATGTGCAAGTGGGATAGTCAAGGTGAATGGTGGGACAGTGAGGATTTGGTAGAGGGTAAAACCGTCTGGGATTTTTACCTAAAGGGCAGAGAGCGCAACATGTTCAAACAAGACAGTGTTCGTGTTTACCCAGAGGAAGTTGAAAAAACAGCCGTCCATTATGGTGCATCCATCGCCCTATGTAGACAGGTGAACTTCAATGCTGTTGTTTTTTACACGGGCGATATGAATGAATTTTCATTGCATCAGGAATTGAAACACATTCCAAGGCTGCGAATGAAAAGGGTAAGTCATATTGAGGTAGATGAAAATTTGCGTAAGATTGTAAGAAATCAATCTATCCCTACTTAAATAGACAAACGGCATAGAATTGTGATAAGTTGCCTATAGTGTAGCGCACCAAAAAAGGGTTCTCAATGTCATCATTCTTTCCATTCGGCGCATCCCCGTTTGCAGATGATATTGATGTCATCGAAGTTTTTGGTGGGCAGGGGATTACTTCAGGTTCGCCAGTTGTAGATCAGGTTGATTTTACGCAAGGCCATCAATTTTCTGCGAATGATTTATCTTCTCAAGCGCCCACAATAGACACATCCACAATTGCACAGGATGAGGTCTTAGCTGCGAATGGTATTACAACTGGCGCGGCTTCTATAGATGCGGCTGATTTTACGGAAAATAATGTATTCAGTACATCTGATCTGAATACTGGATCGCCATCCTTAGGCACTACACAAATTGACCAG